ACAGGTGTAACAACTAATGGAACAGCAGGTTCATCAGGTGCATATGTTCAAATAGAAGTAGCATCAGGTGCTCCAACATTATATTATTATTGTACAAACCACTCAGGTATGGGAGGTCAAATAAACACATGACATATGCAGAATTAAAAAGTTTAATACAAAATTATGTACAAAATACAGAAACTACTTTTGTTTCTGATTTACCTAATTTAATTTCTGTGTTTTGAGCTTCAGCTTGTGTAGATACAGGATGTGATGCACCAGTAACTAATGTTGCAGGGAACCACCTCGGTAGAAATAAGTGTAGGCTTTCCACCTACTTGCTGGGTTGAGGATCAGGATGTGACCACCATTATCTAGTATTACAATCTCTGTGTATCAAGTACAAGAATCCCATTACTGGGTAATGTAAGTTTCATAGCTCAACTAGATTTTGCTCCACTTACACCATTTTGTCATAACCAGACTTTTTGTAAAACAGTCTTAACCATACAGGGATTCGGGCTGTTAAACTCACTTCACAGAAGATACTAAAATTAGACTAGGAGAAGAACTATTTTGTAGTATTAGACTTATTGGAAAAGATATCTTGTAGTGCTCCTAGAATAGCAATAATAACTACTCCACCTATTACAGCAAAACCTGCTACATATGAAAAAGCAGCTACCAGTAAACCAATACCGATAGCTGCTACTATGCAGAGAATTACTATAAATGCACTAAATAGTGTTTTTAGAATTCCCATGGTGGAAGATCACTTACTTTTTTTGAAAAAGACGTTTACGTTTAGGCTTAGTATCAACTTCTTCTTCTTCTTCGGTTTCCTCTTCCTCAGAATCTAGATCTTCTTCTTCCTCTTCAGGTTCTTCTTCCTCGGATTCTTCCTCTTCTTCAGCTTCTTGTTCTGCTTTACGAGCAGCTTCCATTTCAGCTTTAGTTCGACGCTTACGGCGCTTCGGTTTAGGTGCTTCCTCTTCCTCTGCTTCATCGTCAGCAGAGTTATCTACTTCTTCAGCCTTTGGTGTAGATTTCAGAGTAGAACGCTTAGAAAGCGATTTGGAGGGCTTTTCTGCTTCTGGTTCAATTGCAGCAGATTTAGATTCTAAACCTAACACCATAACTTCAGTAATTTGTGCTGATTCTACATTTAGAGCAGCAGATACGATGTTAATAAGTTCTTCTTTATTTAATACAATTTTCATTTTCGATTATATACCTGTGTTAGTAAGTTAAATTCATTGAGATTTACACCAGCATGAATAGCTCCAACAGCATCAGCAATGTGTTCACATTTATCTTTTGCTTTTGGAAAACTAGAAATCATATGAGGATATTCAGAATGTAGCCAAGATATCATTTGCTCTTTGGTTGCACCTTTACCTGCAGTATGTTGCTTTAGGTATTTTGGATCAACAATAATAGCGGGTAAATTATACATATGTTGAATTGCTGCTAAAAGCATAATACAAATTGCATAACTTTTTTGCGCTGCAGATGTTTGACTTCCTATAGGTAGTTCAATGAAGAGTATATCAACATCTTTAACAAAATCAGCAACAGCACTAAGAATTGTTTTGCACCGTTCAAGATCATCAGACCTAACTGTATTGGTTTTAGTTGTATTTTTAGTTGTCTGCGCTAAAGCAGTAGTAGACAATTCAAATAAACCTTCAGATAAATCTAATGTACCTTTAGCCATTCCAACATTACGTAATGCAGGGTCTAAACCTGCAATGATAATCTTTGACATATTTTACCCATAAAAATAGAGCACTTAATGTGCCCTATTAGTATGAAAGAATTTTCAGATATTGCAATTACTTATTTTTTAAATAATGCTTTTTTCTTTTTAGGTGCATCAGATTCACCTTCATCATCTTCAGATGATCTGCCACCTAATCGACCTGATTTACGACGAGAAGACTTTTTACCTTTCTCTTCTTTTGTAGTTTGATCATCAATGTAGCCTTCGCTGCGTTGTAACCAAGATTCATAGAAGGTAAATTCTTCTTCTTCGGCTTCAATCTCAGGAACAGTAGCGTATTCGTATTCTTCGGCAGCACAGAAAGCTTTATTGATTTTATTGGTAAAACCTTCAGTACCATTATTTTTAGTGTACTTAACTTTGTAAATACCTAAGTAAATTTGTTCACCGATAGCATCAGTAATAACTTCACACTCTTCAACAACTTCTTTAGAGCCATTCCAAACTTTACAGTTTTTAAGTTCAGTTTCAACTTCATCTAAAGACTCTTCAATAGTAAGTTGAAGAATTGAATCGACTAAAGCCCAGCCTTGCATTGTTACTGGTTCTTTATCTCGGTTAAGGTAGTAATTCTTACAACCATTATCTTTATTGGTTGTCATTACAATTGTTTCATTACGTTGTACACCTGATTCAGTTGTGTACTGTATTGTGCAAGTAATAGAACCGTTTTTAGACTCACCTAAAAACATGTTATCAATGGTACAAAGATAAATATTACTATCTAGGGCAGCATTACCCACGTAGTTAGTTTCACCTTTAGCTTTCTTATTTTTTGCTGCTTTGCTTAGTAATCCCATTATTAATCCTCTTCATAGAATTCAATTAGTCGTTCAAGAACATGGCAGATATCGTTATCAATAAATAACTCGGAATCGTCCCACATATCAATAGGGAAACGATTACGGTATTGAAGTGTATCTTTGGTTTTGTCTGTTTGGAAAACATACTTAGATTTAAGTCGTTTTTCTTTTTCAGTGATATTTAAGTAATCATTCTCTACCCCTTTAAGTACATCAGTAGATACTTTGCGGGCTAGTACAATATTATTGAAGTATGACTCTACACCATTATTCATGATGGAGCCTTTAACTTTAACAATTGTTTTGCTATCACCTGTAGCATTGTCAATCACATCAGCTACGTGTGCAAGAATGATGATATTTTTTGTTGAACGTGCAGCATAGTCTTGAATAAGTGACTTAAAGAACTGTGCATACGCACCCCAAGCTTGTTGGGTATTCTTAGAATCTACAACGTACAATGATTCGTACTGGTCCATTAAGAAAGTCAGAGTATCAATAATGATTGTATGACACTCATCATCTTCTTCAGCAGCATCGAAGTAATCAAAAATATCTTCAGGGTCAGTTACTGAAGCGCACTGAAATTTATTTTTAAATGGTGGTTTCTTATTAGCTTCACAGCTTAAATAATACACCCCTTCTTGCTCCGGTAAGTTTCTTAGACTGGTAGATTTACCAGCATCAGACTCACCAATAACAAGTACAATATTGTTATTACCTTCTTGTACAATTTCAGACATTATTTACCCTTTAGTTTTTTGCGTACAGTTGTCATGATAGTTCCATCAATTTCAGAACGTGACAGTTTATTCGCTAGTTTATCATTAAGCTCATACACAGCATTACGGACAGTTGTTTCATCATTATCCGCATCAACAAGAACTAAGGCATATTTAAGTAATTGTTGGTTTCTGTTTCCATCGCCAGTATTACTAATAAACCATCGCTCAAGTGCATCAAAGTTAGCATATCGAGCATTATCTTTTTTGAGTTCTTCGTTTTTGGCTGTGTCTGGAATGAACATGAGTACGTTTAATAACTCACCATCATTGTCACACCACTCACCATCATGTGTTGCCCATTTACGAGAACGTTGACCTGTTTTAGTGTCTATCTCGATTGGCAGCCACTCAAAGATGTTATGCATGAATGTTTTATACTCGTCCATATCCATTTTAAGAATATGTGATATAGGGAGTATCATGCGATATCTGTGATGATCTTCTGTGTGTCGTTTTGTTGTATGTAAGTGGTAGGTGTACTGTTCAAATAGCTTTTGGGCTACAGGAATAGGAGTACCATCATCGATATCAAGTACAATACAGTTAAACCCGGGTAATGCATTATCGTCATGACGATACCCGTTTTTAAAGCTATGGTTACACCAGTGCAAACCATCAGCAGTAGTCAAATCAGAAAGTTGATCAAAGTCTGCTTTAACTGATTCATACCCTTCCGTAATATCATCACTGTAAGATAAGTACAATTCAGATAGCTTGGTTTTTTCTAGCTTCTCACCAGAAAGGAATTGAATACCATTGTGGTAGCTTCGACGTATTACTAAATTACGTCTCCAACCATCAGCAATAGCTAAATCTTCAAGCATTTTACGCTGTTGGGTACCACCTTTATAGAATGGTAAATCTTCTTCTAGGTCTGGTTGTGTTAGTGGGGTAGGAGAAGCAACAATGTAGTTTGCTAATTTAACGTATGGACGATCACGAGTCATAATCCGGTTAAATGCTTCACCAGATTCTTCAACTAACTTAATAGCTGATTTCAGGTGTTCTTCAGTGATTTCTATATCGCCATCCACGTAAGCATATGCACCAGCTATTTTGATAGCTTTAAAGTACCTGTGAGCCATTTCAGCACGTTTAATTTCATCATGCTCAGGCATCTTAGCTGCACGTTTTTCACAGAATAATTGATACTCAAGCCAAAGTAGAATTACATCTACTTCCATTGTCATTTGATGATCAAAGTAATCAACATCAGCTAACTCTGCAATATGTGAAGCTAGGTTATCAATATACTCGTTTGTGTTAGTGCTTGTTTGGATATCGTAAAGCTGTTGTGGGGTGATATTTAAGTTTTTAGCACCCGGGTCAGAATAACCAAATACAGAACGTCTAGCATATCCTGTTTCCATAAATGAATTGAATTCATCCTCTACTTTACCCCCATCAAAAACTTTAGCAGGAGTACCGTACAACATAGCATTAGCTGGTGTTCTACCATCTATTTCTTCGTTACGTTGACTATCATTGGTATTCTTTATCAGTTTGGTTTTAGTTTTACCGATATCATACAACTCAAGATATAAAGTAATTACTTCACCATTACCTAATAGGTTAGAGCCAATTTCATCAATCTCAAGGTTCATAGAACCTGCACCAGCCATTAGTAGTTGATGTCTAAGTTGTTTTACAGCAGGTACAGTACCTGAATCAAAAGAGAATAATAATGGACCAAGCTTTTCAAATTCAGCAATAGCTCGTTCCAGTTCAATAGAATCATCACTCTCTTTCTTTTTGGCACGTTGAATAGCCAGCTTTGCTAAACTTTTCTCTGCAACAGCTGGATAAACTTCATTCAAAAATTTATCTCTGAATGGCTTTAATACCTGTTCTTCCATGATTGCAGTTGAATGGCCTTTACCTGATCCTGATGTTGCTAAATTAATAGCATACATGTTGATAGGTAATACCCCGCGAACATGTGTATTAACACTGGCTCGCATCATAGAAGCTACTTTACAGAAGTTATATGCTACAAGTACTCGGAAAAACAAAGGACTATTGTTTTGTGTTTTTGTACAGAGAATTTTAACAAGTTCTTCTGAAGTTTCGTTATACTCTAGATTGGATAAATCCATTAGTCTGCTAATCCTCTTTTCTTTAATTGTTGGTACTGATTACATATAGGTCTGGAAGAACAGTATTCGCATGCTCTTGCTTTACCTTTATCTACTACTTTAACAACAATACCTTTGCCTTTTTCTCGTTTGTGTTGGTTAGCTTGTCTTTTCTCATCTTCAGTAAACGATTTTGAACAACGTTTACCTGCTTTATAGGACTCTTCTGAAGACCAATATTTATACGAGACAACATCTCTCATCCATAAGTCTTCAGCATCACATTCAGGAAGCTTAGAATCAGGAAGTTTTTGTAGTTTCTGTATTTGTGGTATTTTCCAGTTTAAATACTCTTCTGTTTGCTTCACAGAAGCTAACTCAAAGTCCGTAGCAATAATTGGATGCTCTGGATAGTTACTTTGAGTATTGGCTTCGTAGCCACGAAAATCAGTAAAAAACCGTATAATAGTGATATGGTCTGCTGTGATATTTTCTGGATCTAACCAACGGTAAATACTGCCTTGTTGTGCGTACTTAAGGTCATTAGACTCATTTTTATATGCAAACACATTAGTCATTTTAAAATCTTGCAATGCTCTTTTAAATGCAAAATCAAGCTGACCAGAGACTGTCATACCTGCAATATCACGATATTTACGTTTTTCGAGTTCAACAGGAATATCGTTAGGATGAGCATCATACCACTCTTTTGGCATGTTTATTGATATACGTTCTGCTACATGCTTTGGGATACCTAAAGATTTACATAACGGGACTATATTTCTAGGGTCACGCCACACTTTTTCAATAGCAGCGTGAATAGCAGAACCTAGACGAGAACGAAACAAAGTCATTACATCAATTGGATCAGTGTCACTAGGTGTAACTCTAGATCCTAATATGATTTGTCGTAATGGCTTTATAAGTGTAGTTGTACTTATAACTTTCTCATCAGGATTATAGTCGTAATCATCTTTAGCTAACCACAATGCAACACTTAAAGGTAGGTCAGTACCATTTGCATATTGAGGCATAAATAAATCCATTGGTTAGTCAAAAAAGCCACCGAAGGTGGCTATATTTTAGAATAGTGCTTTGTCATGGTTTGGTATTAATTGTCGGTTTTGAACCCAATTAACAAAATTACCACTATTGAGACTACCATCTAATTTGACACCTGTTAAGCCTTTATATTGTGATGCTGAAATAGAGGTAACAGGAACTTTTGTAACCATATCATATAGGTTAGGGTCAAATGGTGTGGCTTGATGTTCAGAAGGTGAAGCATGTACTTTATTGCCACCAAACAGCTTATCAATAACACTTCCTGTTTTTTCGTCAGAAGCATCATTATTTCTGAATGACGTTTGTGCACACAATGACATAGATAGTTCTTTTGCAGCATCAATAGTTAATTCTGCGTTGGTTACTGGGTGGAAATACTGAATCTCAGGTTTTCCATGCTCAGAACGAAACTTACGAGTAACAAAAGGAACATGCCACTGACCATGAGTTAAAGGCACATACTCTAATGATTCCCGTGCTTCTTTAACTTTAGTGGCAAGAATTTCAATCTCAGGAAATGCCATAGGGTCAATACGGAGCCAATCGAAGTTTTCCCATTCAGTTGAAGTAAGCACAATACGGATGTTTGAGAATGGTTCTAACAAACGACAGGCATGTTGTTTATGGATATTTAATCCACCTTCAGATTCTGGTAAGCCTAAAGCAGCTACAATTTCTGAAATAGTTTTTAATCCAGTTTGATAAAGTAACTCTGCTTTTGTTAGTACTTCTTCATCGGTAATGCGATTTCCTGCCATACCAGATTTGTTTGAAGTCCACTGATAGATTGCAGGGTTTTCGTTAGCATTTTGGATAGCTTTTTTAGTTGGAATAGCCCGGGTACTTGCAGAGTTTTTACTGAAAACGCGATGTGTCAGTAATTCTGCATGTAATGTTCTTGGGTATTCACATAAAACAGTAGCAATCTTTTTTCGAGTGTGTAAACACATTGACCCCATTACAGGAGTTACTTTAATTGAGTTCTTCATATATCTCTTCTACGTGGTTATTAACAATAGTTTCAATCTGATCACTTGAAACATCTAAAGGTAGTGTTACGTGGTATGCCCAATTAGGGTAGAAAATGTCTAAGTTACCCCCAAGAGTTACTTCATCGTGTTGGATTTCAGGAAGTTCTTGCCAGAACATTTCAGTAGTAACTACTTTATTTGTCCATGTAATGACTTCAGGACATTCAAGTACGATAAAGTATTGAGCATCATGAATATGTGCTATAGGTAGAACAAACTCTGCATACTTTGAATTCAGTGTCTGTTCTTGTACTGCTATTCCTGCTCTGTTATTGAGCATACCGTAAGATTGCCCACAGGCGTTCCCTACAGTCCTAGATTCAGCTACAGCTTCATAAGGCATAGACTTAGACCCGTAGACACAATTTTTCAATGTAGGCGTTCTCAGACGCAATCCAAAGGCAATATCTATATAGCCATGTTTGGCTGCAAACTGAATACGTTCTTCTACCCACTCATCGGATTTTGAATACATAGTGTGGAATGCTTCATAGATGCGTATGGCCTTCTCTTTAGGAAAACCACAGTTATTCATAAGAGTGTAATGAGTACCCAGATAAGTAAGGGCAAAAGTAGGTGCTTTACTTTCTTTTCTGTGGCTCTTATATAGATGCTCAATTGAATTTATACTCTCTACTGAATTAGGGTCAATATCTGGCATTTCATCAGAATAGTAATAATAAGCACGCAAACAGTGACCATCATACCCATCGGTATAAACTTTGAGTTTATTTGGGTCTTTGGTTGTTAATGCACTTATCCTATCTTCTAGTGAAGCAAAGTCAGCACCTACCATAATCCATCCCGGGGGAGCTTCAAAACAAGACTTAATTAGTTTTGCATATGGATTACCTGCAGAAGGGATATTCTGCATGTTAGGACTTTTAGAAGACATTCTGCCACTCTTGGTACCACCTAGTACAAAATTACCATGGAGGTACCAATGACCATCTATGTGCTTAACCATTTTGGTAATAAATTTTGATGTAAAGTTTTGGATAAGTATTTTTACATCAGCATAGTCACATAGTAGTTGAACCATGTTTTTTATTTTTTGGTCATCAGTATGGTTTATTAGCTTTTTGATGTGTTTAGCTTTAACTGATGGTTTTTTAGATTTGTTTAAATCTAATACAGGGAGTTCACAAAAAGTGTATAAAAGGTTCTGAGTTTGAGAAGAAGAATTAGGGTTATACTTAACATAGCTAAAATGACTAAATGGCGCTGTTTTATTTTTCCAATCAGCATGTTTTTTATCATGTTCAATCCATTGAAGTTCTTCAGTAAATAGTTTAATAACATCATTTTTTTGTATTTCTTTGTATAAATTTTTACGAATTGCTTTTAACTTTCTATGGACTTTAAAAGTTTGTTTTCTATTTAGTGGCATACCCACTAAATTCATTTGAGTAACAAGAGCAATTGATGGCCTAAAAATAGTGTCATGTACTGATTCTTGATTATCTTGAATAAGTACAGGCATATTTTTTTCGTACAGATAATAAGTACCTGCAGTATCTTTACCATTATACTGTAATAGCTTAGATACTGGTATTACTCGAATATCATCTATATCGTCTTCTAGAGCATAATTACCGAGATACTCTAATACGTTTTCTTTTAAGCCAAGTGAATTTTTAACAGTGTTGTTAGTTGCAAGATAAGTGATTAGTTTTGTGTCAATTACATTATGTTGAAATGCCCGGATACCTTCTAACATCCCGGGAATATGTCCAAGCTGTTCTTTCATGTAAAGAACAAATATCAAAACACTAAGATCATATGGGGCATTATGAAAAACTAATTCACCTTCATAGTGTGTAAAGAAGTCTAATAATGTTTCTCTAACATCATAATTAGGGCAAAACTCGTGGTAATGTGTTTCATGTTTTATTTGCTGTAGGTCACATGAAAATGCAATTGCTTCAGTTTTACTTTTAGCAAATGCTATTGTAGCAATACCCGCTTCATGGAATTCAAGGGAGTAAGCTTCAATATCTACTGCAAGTTTTGGCTCATTAAAATATGATTGCAGACCTGCTACTATTTCATCAAGAGTATTAAGCACAGTTACGTTAATTTCTGGTTCATCTTGGAACTGAGTCACAGTGGTTCCAAGGTGTTTAACAATGTGCTTTAAACAAACTTGTATCTTAGGTTCTATGGCTGGGTTATGAAGAATTGCTTGGTAGTTAGGAAGCAAAAGAACATCTATATGTTCAAACCCGGGAATAACACATTTTAGTGTTGTACCATAAAAACCTTCAGCTTTTCTGCTATTAGTGAGGACTTTAAAATAGGCAGAATCAGCGATGATAATTGTTTGAATATCTTGTGAAACAAGTTGGGGTAGCAGGTCTGCGTAAAACTCCTTAATTTCTGTATTGGATACTTTATTGTTACTGTTGTACGGACACCCTATAGCAACAAAATTGGAAATATCTACATTGTATTTTTCTAAAAAATCCAAGTAGTAATATTCTAATAAGTTTTCTTTTAATGCAGATTCTTTTATTAACAGCGCAACACTAAAATCGTCATTTTCAGAAAATGAGATATATTCCATAAAAATTATTACCCTAAAAGTGAATTGGCGTAAAACACTAACCCTAGTTCATTTATATCTTTTTTGAATTTTTTCTTAAAAGTATCTGCTACTTTAGTTGCTTGTTCTTTACTTAGCTGTTGTATTGGTTGTACAGGAATAACGTTATAGCTTATAAGAGCATTAGGGACATTGTGTTGAAGTAAATTCAAAAAGTCGTATAAAGTATCGTATCGTACTTGATCTGATGAAAGATCAATAACATCAACATCAGTAGGTACAGTTGATTTTATAGCCTTACGATAAGCAAGCCTAAACCAAGAATAAAATTTACATAATATTCTAAATCCCCGAAGAAAGTCTGAGTTATTTTTTATAGTAGCTAAAAATTCTTCACGATATTCGTCTGCAACTGGAAACACACTTAAAGTTTCTGGGTCTTTATTTGTAGTAACTCCATAAGGTCCAGCACTAACAATACCTACTGTAGCTGTAAAAACCATATTAGACTTGTCTAATACTTCATTAATGTCTTTACAGTATTGACAGTCTAAGTTTTCAATTGAAGATACACAATGTCGTAGTACTGTATCTGGAAACAGGACAACTGACCTGTTTGGGTTTGGAAGAATCTCTTTATTCATGTTAAGCCTATGTGTCGTAATAGAGGTAAGCTTTGTCTGCAGTACGGGTTAAGCCTACATAGATAAGTCTAAGCGCAGTATCGTATGTGATGTGTTGTGAATCTTCAATATCCGACATATCAATAAACACAGTGTCTAAAGTCATTCCTTGGATTTTGTGTATTGTCGAAGAATACGTTGGGCGCAGATCTGCAAAAAATGACTTTAATCGAAAATAATCTGACCACATCATGTTTGATGCGAACGCTTTTTGTAGTTTTAAGTACGTATTTATATCTACAGGAATTTTAACATTAACACTAGATAATCCTTTGTGTCCGTCAGGCTGTACTGTATATACACGATAATTCACAGAAAGGTGTGACATTTCAGGATGTGGTGGTGTATATGTTTCTACTTGATTGGAGACACCAGTAACAATAACTTTTTGGTTATTTCGAATTACTATAGAATTTTGCTTATTTTTTACTACTCCATTTGAGACTAGAGGTTCATCTAGCACAAAACGATCAGCAGGAAACCCAAGAGCTTCTCGGATGTTTAAGTTATGTTGTATTGCAGTAGCATTGTGATAAACCAAGACTCTAGCATTGGTAGATGGGTTTTGTTTAAAGTGATCAATTACTTTTTGTGAAAATTCTTCACCATCTAAGGCAAATACATGCTTATTATCTGGTTCAATATATGGAAGTGATTTAATACCTTCTTTAATAGCTTTACGATACTCTGTAGCGATATCAATAATAGGGTTATCCCCGGTAGTTCGCATAACTTCAGTGAGTTCAATTTTATACTCAGAATCAATATCAAACACAGGAGAAGTACCAGAACTATCTCCAAGTAATTGAGCGGAGTCACCTACATACACTATTTTACAATTATCTGATTGTTTAACTAATTTACGTATTAAAGCTAATGCACTAGCTGTAATATACGAAGCTTCATCAATAAAAATAATGCAATTACTTAATGGAATAGTATCACGAGTTTCACGTAATGATGTTTCACCTGTTTTGTAATTTTCAAATAATTTTAAGCCAAGCAAACTGTGGTAAGTTGTTGCATCAAAATCAGTAATTGATTGGATATTTTCTGCAGCTTGGTTTGTAGTAGCGGTAAGATAAATAGTATGAACACTACTATCTAGAACATCATTGTTTCCAGAGTGTAGCTTAGAATCAAATTCAATTGCAGCTAGTGCTTGATTAATTAATTCTCTGACTACAGTTGTTTTTCCGCAGCCAGAGTAACCAGCAAGAATAAATTCGTATGCTTCAGGATTTAAGATAAAATCCAAAAATAATTCAACAGCTTTTTGTTGTTTTTCATTTAATTGCATATTACACCTCAAAGTGGATTAGTGTGCCAAAATCCACTTCAGCATATTTGTTATTAACACAAGCCCAAATAACAGGATATGGGGTTGGTTCTGTTATTTTGTCACAACACAAATCTGACAGTACTACTAATACTGTAGGGTTAATGTCATTGGTATAGTCAAATACAGGCTGTAACTCAGTACCGTTTCTGCCACTAAATTCAAGTGAATAAATGTCATCAGAAGATGTGATTTTATGTACAGACCTGATAGCGTCATCAAAAACAATAATGGTAAATTCTTCTATATTGAATGTTTGCTGTACATGGTTAATGTGAGATAAGAAAGAATTAAATTCCTTTTCAGTAACTGAAGCACTTAGGTCTATAGCATATGCAATAGTAGTTAAACCTTCAGAGTACAGTGAAGGAGCATAAAAAGGGTACCACATGTTAGGTTTTGCATATGAATAATCATCTTTTATGTAACCATCAACCATAGTGTTAAGTAATGTCTCAACATCTATTTTAGGCTCCATAACGGCTGTTACAGCTTGTTTAAACATATCAGGAAGGTCTGAATACATTCCTTGCATTTTCATTGCTGTAGCTGCTTGCTTAATCAATGATTGAGATTTTTGAATAACTTCATTAGTTGGTGTTAGTTTTTCTTTTAGTTCTTCTGGGAGTTTGTCAAAGTCAGGTACAATATCGTCTAAATCAGGACGATCCATTTTTGGAAAATCAACCAATAGTTTTTCGTATATTTGCTGGATAGTTAAACCAATATACTCAGGGTTATGTAGCACCCAATTAGGCAATTTAAAACTACTTCCAATGAATGTATCATTAATGAAATAATCCATAGCATAATTCATTAATTTCTGTTCACGTTGGGTGCTTAACGATTTTATAATGGGACAATGATTTAAAACTACATGGGCCAATTCATGAACTAGAGAACCTAATAAACACTCAAAAGATTCTTGCTCTATCATTTTTGGGTTAATAAGAAAATCAACACCGTTAGTTGCAAATGTGGGAACATGTTCAGTAAACACTACATTTGCGCTAAGAAAAACAGTAGCAAGAAATGGTATTCCTGATTTTTGGTTTACCATTAATTGATACCGAGCTTTTGAAATAACTTTATTACATTCTTCTATATTCATAATTACATCAACTGAAGACCAGCTTTAGTTTGAAGGGCACGATAAGTAGCTTTAGCACGTAACCTTGGGTTTCGTCTTAATACGTCTTTACAGAAGCATGAAATGAACTCAGGAGGGATACGTTGCATAAAGTATGAAATTGCAGTATCAACATCATCATCTTGTCCAAACTCTTGCGAGAGACGCACAGAGAGCATATACGCAATAGAGGGTGAACTAGGTATTGGTACTGTAGTTGGATTTTTTAGAATTTCATCAATTTTTGGAGCTTCTCTGAAGTACTCACATTCTGCAATAAATTTGATTGCATGCTTAATGCCAATGGCACCTGCTATACGCATTGTATGCGCTTGTGTGATGTCTTCTATGTCTTCTATCATAGGACTCAAGAAATCTGTCCAAGTACGCTCACAAGGGTATGTGAGGTCTGTATCTTTTGGATTGAAGTCATTAAGCATTCCCGGGTCATTACGGATGTACGCAATAATGCGGCTATCTACATTTGATTTGATAGCGTAATCAAGCCAACTATCTAGATCTGACCGTACAGGGATATGGAATAGACGAGACTTCAAGGCAGTACTCATAGGAAGCACATGAGCGTTGTCTGTAACTAAGTTACCAGTAGCAGCACATATTACACTTTCATGTAGTTTATTTTGACCTACTAAACCATCTAGGATGATGCCATAAGCTGCGCTTTGAACGGCTTTAGCACATGAAGAAAGTTCCTCAAAGACAATAAGCCAACCATCGTAAGTTCCAATTTCTTTACCTTTTTTATCATATTTCTTAGGTAATTCATCACCCTCAACAGGAAATTGTTCCATAGGGATAAACTTACTTTTATTACCAGAAACAACAGGAAAACCATTGATAGCAACGGGGTCGTAATAAGCTAAACGAATATCAATAAATAGTAGATTATACTCTTCAGCAATACTTTGTAGTGTCTTGGATTTACCTACCCCGGGTGAACTAGTCAAATATGGTACAAGTCCTGCGTCCATAGCATCCATAGCTAGTTCTTTGGCTTCAGGCAATGTTGAAGAAAATTGAGACATATCAAGTGGATTAGTGTCCATATTAACCTTCTAATAAATTTGTTAGTGTTTTTGCTTGAATAGTTGTATCAACTATTTCACGAAATTCTGATTCAATTAGTTTTAGTTTATTAGCTAAAGCTACTGACAAAGCAGCAGTGTCAATATTTCTGTGTGGGTTTGTTTCTACTGTTTCAGCCAATTTAATTAATTCAGATATAGTAAGATTTTCCATTACTACCCCAGAACAAACCGAAGGTTTGTACTTATGTTGTTAAAGTAAATATTCAAAATCAGTATCAACCAATTTAGAAATTTTTAAGTAATAACCAAAAATAACTATATCAATACTATGTACAGGGACATCTAAATTTTCTAATTTTTTGTTAATATGATGGAGTTCATATTGAGTAGATGGAGAAAGTTCGGAGTGCGTACTAATAAAATGGATAGCATCAAAATTGTCTTTTAATTCTAAAATAGTATCAAGTTCTGAGACAAATCGTAAATCGGGAATAATAGTAATTTTGTCTGTGTATTGAGGTTTTGCAGCAGTCTCTAAAACATGTTTTGCAAATACAGAATTACCATACAAATCCTTATATAGAGTTTGGTATGCTTCAAGTATTTTTCGTGGAGTTATTTTTAAATTAAAGCCATGTTTACTATATACAATTTCAGTGTCTTTATATTCATCAGTAAAATTTGAAGTTTTTAAGCCAGTATCCTCTTGTACCATTGTACATAAAAGGGTAGCAAATGCTGAAATATCTACAGTATAAAGATTTTCTAGATGATTTTGTAAGTACTTGGCTGTAACATCTTTACCAGATCGCTTATCACCCATAATAACAATTAATTTATTCATTTAAGTTCTTTACCTTTTAAGTTAATAAGCCTTTGGTTAGTAATTGAAGCTGATTCTCTCCATTGACCTTTATGTAAATAGAGAGCGTAAAAACCATTAGGATTTGTTTTATAAAACGTACCTGAAATTAAGTATTGTCTTTCTTTTGACATAAAAAATAGGGTGCTAGGCACCCTTTCCATAACGGGGAGGAATAAAACTTATTCTTTATCTTTGCGTGCTACAGCTTGTGCATCAGAATAAGAACCAGATGAATACCGGGCGTTGGTGCCAGTAAGAAGTTTTTCTTGGTTAGCTTGAATGGCTTCATTAATAAAATCATCAACGTTATCCAGTAATTGCGCTTTATGTACAAACATTTCAACCTTAGTACGAACTGCGTTATAGAAAATACGTAATGCATCTAATTGGTCTTGTTTTGGTGTGTCTTTTGCATACACTACATGTTTTTTTAAAACACCAAATGGACCTAGTACATCGTTAATCGGGTCTACAAGTAAAGTTTGAGTAATGTAAGATAGGTTATCTTTGAATTCACCTTGAATTGTAGATGCATACCCCATCAGATAAAACATGAAATCGCCCAACTCTTCGGTAACGTTTTTGGAATCATTGTTATAAATTGCAGCCTGTAATTCATTAAACTCATCAAACAAGCCTGTAAGCATATGCCAACGATTAATAAGTTCTGGTGTCATTTGGCTTAATAGTTCTTCTGGGTCTTTAATTAAGACAAGAGGAACATCATGTGTATACTGTGCTAAAGCAAGTACTAAGTTTTGTTTTGTGATCATTATATTTCCTATTAAAATTCTTGGTAAACACCAAGTGCTGTGAAAATTTCCATAACCTGATCATTAGTCAAATTATGTCCATTAATTGATGCAATCCATCCAGCCCCAATAAGTCTACCTTTATTCATGGTATCCAATACAGTTTTGTGATGACTGTTAAATGTGTCTATCATTTCGGTATGGGTTTTAGGGTCTTTGTTTTGGATTGCTTCAAATTCTAGGGAATGTTTAAAAGTACCGTCAGAACGTTTCTTTACACTAAACCCAGCCATATACATCATCCATTGATATCGGAGTGTAGTTAATGCTTCATAGTCTTTTAGGCTAATTTGGGTTATTACTTGTTTTTTATGTAAATGATATAAAACTACTTTTTGGTTATACATTCCATTTGTAGCAAATACTGCTACTTTGTTACGCATTGATGCTCTGAAAAGTAATGCTTGTTTTTGTTTGTTCATAGTTTATCCAAATGATTTACGGGCATCAGCTTCATTATCAAATAAACGACAACCCCAAACAGTGAGTTTTTTGCTGTCATATAACGAACGCATATCACTATCTTTCATTACAGCATCACAAGCTTTTCCAAAGTTTAATGCAGTAGCACTACCTAAGAATTTTGCAGTATCTGTGTTGCCTGTGATGTTGTATCCTTCCATCCAAACATTAAATTGTTTTGGCTTCTTTTTTGGCATTACGATTCCTTTTATTTTTTAATAGCTAGTTTGACACCTTCAAGAGTTTTCCAGAACAAGATCAAAACCATAGTGGAAATAATGACAATGCCCATGAAGACCCAACCTACAACCAAGAAAGAAATTCTAGCCCAACGTTTTTGGAGAATAGTAAAATCATTTTTGTATTCTTGGATAAGGATAGAATTTAAAACAAAGTTAACTACAACAATAGCGAGTATTGAAAGTATTTCATTTAGCATTACGATTTCTTTTATCCCTCAGTATGCAATTTTTCTTATGTGTAACTGGGTTTAGGTGATTAGGGTTAACACAAGCCCGATTACAGCAAGAATGGTCTAACTCACGATTCTCAATATTACCCCCAACAAGAATGGTGTAAATGGCTCTGTGCGCCATATTACGGACACCTTTGTACCAAGTACGCTGATAACCATTAGGAGTTGGATCTTTGCCTTCAAATAGCCAACAGGAGGTTTCAGGGCATACTTTAATTTTTTCTTGCATATGTGGGGGCAATACTGAGATATCGTACATTATTTTAGCTTACCTTGTCTGTATTGGTCTGTAACATCTTCTACGACTTTGTAACTACATACTCGGACTTTTGTATGATCATAATCAGAAGGGATTGATACAAAGTCTTGAGGTCGAACAATGCATTTAATTACACGAATACGAGTATCAGCACCATATGAACTTAGGTAAGATGGTGCACATACATGTAAACCTCTAGAGCATGTTTGATCAGGGTCTTCGACTACAGAACTGCGAAGCATTGTTACAGTTTCACCTACACCGTTGAAAATAGTATTTGAATAGAGATCCATAAAATCATTGTCTACTTTTTTATAGCATACAACGTTACCTTTATCAGTTATTTCAATGTGGGCTTTTTTAATAAAAGTCCAAATTCTTTCATAAATATTGAGTGAAGGGCATGCTTGAATATTTTCAAAGAACTTCAATAAATGCTCAAAAGGTTCTTCCCGGGTAAATGCATCTATAAGGTCATCTGCAAAATTATTTTTAATTGGCGTATCATTCATAAAGAATTGGTCATTCTCAATTCTAAAATTGCCTTTTAAATACTTCTGTGCAGCAATTTTAATTGAAGCCAGTTCTAGTGCTTTTTCATTGTTACCTAGGGTCAATTCTAAAGCAATGTCTTGGTACTTAGGATGTTCTTTGGTTACAGCTAAAGAATCACCATCATCCAGTAAGAGGGTGATAAAAGAACCGGGGTCAATTGTCGCAGAAATAATAGTACGCTTTTCATTTGTACTTTCTGTTGGTGTATCTGCCTTATCCGCAACTTCTGGTTCAGCAGTTTCAGGCTTTTTTACAGGAGCTTTAGGTCTAGATTTTTTAGGAGTTTTATCAGAGTCAGCTAAAACTTTCTTAGGATCTTTCTTGGGTTTATCTTTTGTTATAGTAGTGGCAGTAGTTTTATTTTCTTTGTGTAATCCTACGTTACTTAAAATCCTGTTTAAAGTTCTAGGGCTAATATCAAACTCTGCAGCTAGTTTTGTTTTGTTAACAGCACCATCTTTGAGTCTTTTTTCATACTCAGTAATTATACTGTTGTTACGCTTTTCTACTTGGTTGGGTGTTAATTTTGTCATACTTGTTTGCCTTATGAATTAAAATAAATAGTCGTTGTAGCCTGCTTAGTGTATTACGACTAAGCTTAATTCCTAAATATTTTGGGTTTTGTAATAAACGTTCTATTTTTGCTAGTTTCTTTGCTAAAGTTCTTGCTACATGTTTAACATAGCTTAATTCAGATCTTGGAACTTTTGGGATAAAATAATCACAAAAAGGAAGCATTGATATATTTTTATCTTCTTCATGTTCAATCAAGAAATCTGAGTAGTTTCGTAAAAAGTTAAAAACATTTTTGTACAAATACTCTAATGTTGAGTCATTTACTAACTTATAGATTGTTTTATAGTAATCAGTGTAATTAAAGTATAAACTACTTTCGAATACAGAAATCTGTGCTGCTCGTAAATGAAGTTTATAAAGCTTTTTACTTTTTTGTGTTTTATTAGCAAAGTCAGAACCAAGTAAAAAAGAATAACGTTTAGATTCTTTTATTTTGTAATACGCAGATGAAGATACAAAAACAAATCTAATATTACTTTTCAATAAAAAGTTTGCTTTTAGAAATACTAAATATTCAAGCATATATGTGAATGTACGTTTGTATGTCACATCTACAAAATAAGTAGTATAATTAGGATCTTCAGATAGTGTACTGAAGAACGCTAGTGTAGTCTTTCCAATTTCTGTTGTGTGTACTACGCTTGTGTTATCGGAATTACAATAAGCCACATCAAACCATGTTCGTGGTTGTGATGCTTTTACTTTCTGTTGTATTTTTTCTTCTTGTTCTTTTGGTAACTTTGGTAAATCAACAACTACTATTTCATCATAATACTTCTGTAATTTACTTTTTAGTTTTTGAACGTTTTCACTATCTATAACTAAAAAACCATTTGATCTATGAGAAGCATAGGTAGAAAAAGCAGAATCATAACTAATTTCACCATGGTTTAAAAAATACCCTAATTTATGTCTCATTTGAGGTTGCTTAACATATATAGTACAAGTTTTATTAGGGCTTGCTATGTGTTTTTCATAGTTAAATTTAAATGTTTTTTCTTTACTTGGATAGCAAACTGATACATTAAAAAGGTTAGAAACAGTATCTAGTGTACTATTTAATTTACTTCTCCATATTGGAATGAAGTGCACTAGACTAGTTCTCTTTTCTAGTGCACTCCAAAAAA